CTAATTTAACTACAACGAACGGATAATTTATGTCAGGTGGAGGAAGTTTTACATCAGATCAGTCGGTAGCCCACGCTACTGCAACTGCACAAATGGTTCCTACTGGTAGAAGAGCAAGGCTTACTTCTATACAAGGAAAAGGTAATTCAGCTAGTGGATCTATTATTTTTAAAAGTGGTGGAGCTTCTGGCACAACAATAGCTACTTTTTTATTTGGTGAAGAAGGCCTAGATATGTATTTACCAGGATCTGGAATACTATTCTTAGAAGGCATTCATGCAACAATATCTGGAACGAGTGGTGTAACTATTACATTTACTTAAGATGAATAAGAGCGGACTAAATGTTCTAGGTTTTAGTAGAGGCGGAGATAATATGCCTACTAGAAATAAAAAAAATTTTAGATCTACTAAAAGTGGTGCAGGTATGACTGCTGCAGGTGTTGCATCTTACAGAAGAAAAAATCCTGGAAGTAAATTATCAACTGCAGTGACAGAAGATAACCCAGGTAAAAAAAGATCAGCACGTAGGAAATCATATTGCGCAAGAAGCTTAGGACAAATGAAAAAGTTTCCCAATGCTGCAAAAGATCCAAACTCAAGATTGAGACAGGCTAGAAGACGTTGGAAGTGTTAACGCATGGCCTACTTGAATGCTGATATACCACCTATATACTGTAAGATAAGAAAGGAATATTTATATGATCTTAAAAAACATCATGGACTATCTGAAGATTGCTGTGTATTTAGTGTTACGTCTATCACAGATCGTGCGCTCCTATTTAATATCATGTTACCAAATGGTGCGTGTTTTTGGCGTTTGCCTATATCAGCGTTTTTTCAAGAAAAATTCAATAGATCCGAAGTGCCCGATATGCCTATCGACCAACTTCAATTGTGGAATTGTTTTAGTTATTATCCTAGTGTTCATTGCTTCAGTTTTTTAAGAGGTAAGCGTGGAAAATATTATGGTAAAGATAAAAAAAATTACCCTTTTGAGTATTTATTTACAATTGATTGGGGCCACCCAGAAGGTAATATATTGGACACAGAACATTCTGAAATCCCTGCTGAACATAAGTGTGCGCATATTTTGGCTCTTGATGACGGTAATTATGCAGCTCAGCCTAATAACCGCATTCTGTGGGACGCTCCTAACTATACTGTTGGTGATGGGGTTCCAGACTATTCGGTTCAAACTACAAAATGGAATGTTGAAAATAAAGACTGGCTTACAGAAGATAGTGATCAAATGTTTTACGAGGTAAATAAAAAATAAATGAATATAGTAGATTTGTTAAAAAAAAATGTAGTGATGGTTCCTGTAGTTGCGTCTGTTTTAGTCGGAACATTTACAGGGGTTAAGTACATCGTAAGTCTAACAGAAACTATAAATCAAAATCAAGCAGCAATTGAGAAAATACAAAAAACAGATTTAAAAAATCAAATTGGATACATTGCTAGAATACAAGAAAACCAAAGTCATTTATTGTTAAATATAGAAACTAACAAGGGTAATACTATTGTTACAAATGATAAACTTAAAACAATGGAACAAAAGATAAAACAAATGGAACAAGATTTTAGAAATTTTTTAATTATGCGTAGTACATTAACAGGGAAAAAATAGATAATATGGAGTGTGGGTATATGAATTATTATTTTACAGGAATAATTATTATTGCATTTGTTGTATTAACAATCTTAGTAGCACCCGTATGATAGATAAATTTATATATAAATTTTGTGATTTTTTAGATCGTTATACTGATTGGATGAATAAAATATTTGAATCTAAACCTAAAAATAAAAAGAAAAAATGAAATATTTAATTATATTTATTTTAACATCAGGGTGCGTAAAAAGTGAATATGGTTTTGTACCTGCTCCTCCGGGTTTGACAGCTACGATATATGAACAACTAATAAAAATAGAAAATGAACAGGAAAACTAATACAGCATTGATAGGATTACTTGGTACAATCCTAATGGGACTCGCTACATGGACCCTTGTCACACTTATAGAACTTCAGTTAATAGTGACCATGATCCAGTCTGACTTAATGTCTATTGATAAACAATTTGGAAGAGTGTACAATTTCATAGATTCAGTAAGAGGTAAATAAAAATTATGAATTTAAGTCGTAACTTCACATTATTAGAGTTAATAAAATCAGATACTGCAATTCGTAAAGATATAAACAACAATCCTAATGCGGGACAGATTGAAAAATTAAAACAACTATGTGAAAATGTATTACAGCCTGTAAGAGATCATTTTGGTAGGGTACAAATAACTTCAGGATTTCGTAGTGAACAACTTTGTATAGCTGTGGGTAGCTCAGTACAATCACAACATGCTAAAGCTGAAGCTGTTGATTTTGAATGTGTGGGTGTTGATAATGCTGAAGTTGCTGATTGGGTAAAAAAGAACCTTGAGACAGATCAATTAATTTTAGAATTTTACACTCCAGGTGAGCCTAATTCTGGATGGATACATGCCAGTTGGATACCTGAAGGTAGACGTGCTCAGTTTTTTCATGCATATAAGTCAGAAGGAAAAACTAAATATAAACCAGTAATAGGAAAGGCTAAGAATTTAATATAATGGCAATTGGAAGAGGACAAATAACTGCACAAATTGATGGAAAATTAAGAGGTGCTAGAGGTGAAAAAAAGAAAAAAGTATATATTAAAAAAAAACCCTATAATAAAAAGCCTAAGGTCTTCAAAATTTAAGCCTAAAGTGATACAATCTAAGAAATTGTATAATCGTAAAAAGGACAATGTAACTAATGGCAACTTCTGGAACAACTAGTTTTGATTTAAATATTGATGAAATAATTGACGAAGGTTATGAAAGATGTGGCTTAACAACAAATTCTGGATATGATCTTAGATCAGCAAGAAGAAGTTTAAATTTATTATTTGCTGAATGGGGCAACAGAGGAATTCATTTGTGGAAAGTTGCGCTACATGAAAATGCTTTGGTTAGCGGTCAGGCTGAATATAGTGTTTCTCCGGGTGTAAATGATGTTTTAGAAGCTTTTGTTTCAACAACTGCAGCTGGCGCAAACACAGTAAATACTCAAGATGTTTCCTTAACTAAAATGGACAGATCTGCCTATTCTGCATTACCCAACAAACTAGCGTTAGGTCAACCATCTCAATATTATGTTGATAGAGCAACTACTCCTAAAATATATTTATACCAAGCTCCCGATTTAAACACTTACACAACTTTAAAATACTATGTAATTAAACGTATTGAAGACGCTGGAGCTTACACAGATGACCCAGATGTTGTTTATAGATTTTTACCTTGTATGGTAGCTGGTCTTGCTTATTATTTGGCAATGAAAAAAGCTCCGCAATTAGTACAACAAAATAAATTAATTTATGAAGATCAAATAAAAAGAGCTTTAGATGAGGATGGTCAAAGAGCATCTACTTATATTACACCGCAAAATTTTTACCCTGAAGGATTATAATTATGGCTAAATGGGCGACAGGAAAAAGAAGTCAAGCAATATCTGATAGATCCGGTATGGCTTTTCCCTACAACGAAATGGTAAAAGAATGGAATGGTTCTTTAGTACACAATTCAGAATTTGAACCTAAACACCCACAAATAAGAAGAAGACATAATGTTGCGGATGCAATTGCTTTACAAAATACAAGACCACAAAGATTTCAACAACCTAAAACAGTTACTTCAAATGATGCAACTTTAGCAAACTCAGGAGGTATAACTGTCGGAGTTGCTAATTTAAGTTTACCAGGTGATTTTGCTTTTATAACAGCTCAACCAGGAGCCGCACTTACTACGAGTGGTGTAGTGATAAGTACTATGAAACCAGCTGATCCTTCTTTACAAAACAGAAGAAGAGAATTAATTTCAACTTTAGGTAACGTAACAGTGAGTATAACATAATGGCTATAAGTTTTTCAGATTTTTTAACACAGGTTCGAAATTTTACTGAAGTAGATAGTAATGTTTTAACAGATACGATTATTGGACAATTTATAAGAAACATAGAGCTAGATGTTGCAGGTAAAGTTGATTATGATGATACAAGAAAATATGCTACATCATCTTTTTCTAGTGGAAAAAGATTTTTGGTAACACCTACTGATTTTTTAGTTATAAGATCACTTCAAGTATTTAGTACAACTAGTATTTCAACAGGTGATAGAACTTTTATGGAAAAACGAGACACTAGTTTTATTACTGAATACAATGGAACAGGTGCCACAGGAATTCCTAAGTATTACGCAAATTGGGATGAAAGTTCTATAGTAGTTGCACCAACACCTAATGCAGATTATGCAGTTCAATTAAATTATATTATAACACCACCAAGTTTTACTTCTTCAAATACTACTTACTTATCAGAATATCAACAAGGGATGCTTTTAGATGGTGTTCTATCAGAAGCTTATGCTTTTTTAAAAGGACCTATGGATATGTACAATCTATATAAAAGTAAGTATAATGAAGGTGTACAGAATTTTGCTCTCCAACAAATGGGGAGAAGAAGACGAGCAGAATACGATGATGGTGTGCCACGAGTTAAAGTGCCTTCACCATCACCAAACAGTTAAATTTAAAGGAGGCCATCATGGCAATAACAACAAACGCAATTTGTAATACTTTTAAAAAAGAATTACTACAAGGAAGTCACGATTTTGATGCTAGTACTGACGTATATAAATTAGCAATGTACACAAGTTCAGCAACATTAGGTAAATCAACAGCAAACTATTCTACTAACCCAGGTGGTGGAAGTAATACGGAAGTAACTTCATCAGGATACTCAGCAGGTGGTAAAGCACTTGTTAACCAAGGTGTTAAAGTATCTTCATCAGTAGCTATAACTAGTTTCGCTACTGTTTCATTTGTAGGTGTAACACTTACAGCTAGAGGAGCTTTAATTTATAATACAACTACTGATGGTGGTTCAAACACTACTGATGCGGTGGCCGTGTTAGATTTTGGTGGGGACAAGACTGCAACATCTGGAACATTTACAATTCAGTTTCCTGCATTTACTACTTCAGCTGCAATATTAAGATTAGCATAGGGAGGGTATATGGCACTTGTCATTAACGACAGAGTTAAAGAGACAAGCACTACTATAGGTACTGGAAACTTTACCTTAGCAGGCGCATCTCAAGGTTTTGAAAGTTTCGCTAGTGGAATTGGAGTTGGTAATACAACTTACTACGCTATCGTTCAAGCAGGTTCAAATAACTTTGAAGTTGGTGAAGGAACTTTAAGTGCTTCTAGCACATTGCAACGTACCACACCTATATCATCATCTAACTCAGATAATGCAGTTGATTTTTCTGCAGGAGACAAAGATGTTTTTTGTACAATCCCTGCAAAGAAAACAATTTCACCAGTAATGGAAGCAACTAAGTATGTAGTAACACATAACTCTACAATTTCAGAAGATCAAACAATGGACTCTGGAGTTTTAGCAGGACCAGTTACTATAACAGCAACACAAACTATAACAGGGACATTGGTAATTATATAATGAGTCAAGTAGAAGTAGATAAAGTAATACCACAATCTGGAACGACATTAACTATTGGTGATAGTGGAGATACTATTAATTTAGTTGGTACATTACAAAGTAATGGTTCACCTTTACCAGGAGACATTAGTTCAGTAGTCGCTGGAACAGGTTTATCTGGAGGTGGTACAACAGGTGCTGTAACTTTAAATATTGAAGCTGCTCAACCAACAATTACTTCATTAGGAACACTTACAGGATTAACTACTACTGGTAATATTAATTTAGGCGATAGTGATGTAATTAATTTAGGTGCTTCCAATGATTTACAAATTTTCCATAATAATAGTGGAAGTTTTATTAAAGATGCTGGTACATCAAATTTATTTATAGATACTGATGGAAATGCAATTGAACTTACATCTGGTGGTACTGTTGAAAGTATGGCTAGGTTCGTTAAAGATGGTGCAGTTGAACTTTACTATGACAACTCTAAGAAATTTGAAACAACATCTGCTGGTGCAACAGTTACAGGAAATGCAACAGTTAATGGAGACTTAACAGTTGATACGAATACTTTATTTGTAGATGCTTCTGCTAATGCAGTCTGTATCGGTACAACTACTGCTCAAGCAACATTACATATTGTGAGAACTGATGTAGGTGCATTAAATGATGGAAATTCTAATGGGATAATGATTGAAGATACTAATTGTGGAATTTGTATAGGTTCAGCAACTAATGGAGAAGGTCATATATATTTTTCAGATAGTGGTGATGCTGATGTAGGTGCAGTATCGTATTTTCATACTAATAACTTCATGCAATTTAGAGTTAATGCTGCGGAAAGAATGCGTATCACATCAGCAGGTTCGGTGGGTATCGGAACTACATCTCCATCACAACCTTTAACAGTTTCATCTTCTTCAACTAATGTTCCTTTAAAATTAATTACAACAGGAAGCCAAACTTACAGTGGAATAATGTTTGAGAGTACTCAATCTGATGATTATGTAGGAATTGGAGTAGATGGAGAAAATTTAAAATTAAGAACTGATGATGGTAATATTACATTTCATGTAGCAGAAAATTCAGAAAAAATGCGTATCGACAGTAATGGAGATATACTTATTGGTTCAACAGGTAATTATGATAGTGCAAAAGTTGTCATTGCAGGAGCAAAAACATTCGCAAGTGGTGTTCCAAAACAAGGTTTAACTTTAGTAG